GCTTATAGCTCGGTTATCGGTAACCTGTCTGGTGCGCCTTCTACCACGATGGGTGGTAAGATTGCTTCGTGGCCCGATGCTTCGACCATTCTTGGTTACAGCGTCTCCGCTGGTGAAGCTCTGACTGGTGACCAGATTCCTGAGATGAACATGCACATCGAGCAGCAGCCCGTTGTGTCGCGTACCCGCAAGATGAGAGCCCTTTGGACTCTGGAAGCGGCTCAGGATCTTCGTGCGTATCATAACCTTGATCTTGAAGGTGAACTTACGGATCTTCTTTCTAAGGAACTTACCTTGGAAATCGACCGTGAGCTTATCGAAGATCTTCGTATGATTGCTTACGATCCGTCTGGTATTCAGGGTTGGAACCGCCAGTCTCTCGACATGGGCAACTCCAACAACTTCGGTGGCACGGGTCTTAACACTCCGACTGCTCCGGGTGGGGGTGCTGGTGGCCTCAACACGGATGCGTTCACCCCCGCTGAGTACCTGTACGACTTCGCTAACGCTGGGGCGTTTAACCCCTCCGCTACGAACAGTAACGTGTACCTCTTCGATATGTCTGGAACCTTCATGCGGACGCAAAGCCCCTTTGCTCCTCAGCACGTTGGTCAGATCTACGCTAACCTTCTTGCCGCAATTAACTTTGCTTCGATGGATATCTACCGCACGACCTTCCGTGGTCCGGGTAGCTGGATGATTACTTCTCCGCTTATCGCCTCGATGCTTGAGTCTGCTGCGAAGCTTGAGGGCGGCTATCCTCAGTCTGATCGTCCGACGAACATCGGTGCGACCTCGATTGAGTACAAGGGTAAGTTCGCTGGTAGGTACGATCTCTATGTTGATCCTATGTACCCAGAGGACGAGATCATGATCGGTTACAAGGGTTCTGGCCCGATGGACGCTGGCTACGTTTACTGCCCGTACATCCCGCTCCAGCAACTGCCGACCATCACTGATCCGCAGACCTTCCAGCCGAGAAAGGGTATCCTGACTCGCTACGGTAAGGCCGCTGTGACTCCTGAGTCCCGATTCTACAGAATCATCCGACTCATTGGTGCGAACGCTGACTTCATGTTCCAGCCGACGAGCAAGCCATCCAACGCTAACGCTGGTGCTGCTGCTTGGGCTCAGAACAAGAACGTGGTGAATCCTAACATCAGCTACCCATAATAGGGCCGCTTAGTTAGAAAGTAATAAGAGCCGGGAAATTAAAGTTTCCCGGCTCTTCTTTTATGCCTATATATTATGAGGTGTTATTATGAAATACAAATATATTGGCGATGCGTTCATCCAAGTAAAGTCTCCTGATCCCCAAACGGGGAAACGAGTAGGTTTAAACACGGGCGACACTGTAGAGCTTGATTGGATTCCCGGTGGGATGAGGCACGAATTAGTTGCTGTGGTAGAAGAGGCTCCTAAGGTTGCCCAAGCTCCTAAAGTGGTGGAAGCTCCTGTAGAAAAACCCAAAGTAAAGAAGACTAGATTCTCTTCTAAGAAAAAGAAGAAGGATTAATTAGATGGCAAAATTTATTCTAAAATCCTCCAAACCTTTAGTGGTGTGGCATGTAGACAGTCTAAAAACTTTTTCTCCGGGACAAGTTATTGAGGCTGCTGAGGCTCCTCATGAATGGTTTGAGTTGGTTGAGCCTGTCAAGAAGCCGAAGCCTGTTCCGAAAGTTAAGAAAGCTCCTGTAAAAGAAGCTCCTAAACCTGTTCTTAAAAAGAAAACTACTGCCCCTAAGCTCGATCTTCCTACTGAAAAATTTTAAGGAGTTAGCCTATGCCCGTCAAACCTAAGTTAGCCGCATGGGGAAACAGCTTTTCTCAGTATGCGGGTCAGAATATCCAAGATGGTAACGGTGACGGCTATCGAGGTAGAAATGAGATTGATTGGGATAAGCTCAACAACACCTCTATGGTGGATGGTATTGAGTGGTCTCACTTTGAAGAAAATCTTAAAGACTTTATCCTTGCACGACTTGGGCACCCAGTCGTTAGAGTGGAGCTTACCCCTTACCAACTAAAAACCTGTATTGATGAGGCTGTAGGGACCATGTATAATCATGCTCCCCTTTTCTCGACACAGATGGTCACCTTCCAAACTACGCAAGGGCAAAGTCTCTATGAGATCCCTCCTTATATTCTAAATAATTTAGAGTATGTAGTGTATAAGAAGACGCTGCTGTCCATTCAAAGTCAAGCAGGTACGCTAGAGTTTGATTTCTTCATCAAGTACTTCCAAGATAATTACCTTTTCCAGAACTTTGGTGTAGGGGATTTCTACCTCTTGCAACAAAACTTGGAAATGACGCGAAAAATTTTGGGTCAAGAAGGTTCGTTCACTGTGCTGGATAATCAATTCCTTCAAATTGAACCCAAACCAGTAACAGATTTACAAACCGTTATCATTGTGTACCGAGGTCTGAACTCAGACACCCTGCACCCTGCTTATCGAAACTGGATTCAACTATACGCATTAGCTTGTGCTAAGGCTACGCTGGGGCAGATTCGTGGGAAGTATCAAACGGTTCCATCTCCCGGTGGTGGAGCAAAACTCAATGGTGATGCATTGGTAAAGGAAGGAGCAGACGAAAAGGAAGCTCTTCTTAAACGCTTGCTCGATGAGTTTGAAGAACCTGCTAGATTCTCCACATACTAATGTCTCATAAAAATTTCAAAGTTGATGTAACCCCTGCCCCTCTTCCCCAGTTGGAAGATTCTGATGGTCAGCTTAATTTCTTTGACCCCGCTAATCCTGATATTAATTTATTCAATTTAGTGGACGATGAGATGATTAAGATCTCTGGCTCTCAGATTCTATACTATGAGTATGTGCAGGGCGAAGCTCAATTTGATGAAGTTTATATGGAAGCTAGAAACAAGCCTATATCTAAGCAGCCTGTTTTAGTTTATGGTCACTATGAACCGAAAGTGTTGGAAGAGAACCTTAGTCAGTTCGGAATTGAGCTTACTAATGATCAGTTGTTTGTTTTCAATAAAACTTATATGGAGCAGCGCATCCGTGGACATTTAAAGCCCGGAGATGTCCTTCAGCCTAAGTTTCAAAACCAAAAGTATGAAGTAATCGAAGTTCAGGAAGACAGCTTTGAAATCTACGGTGTCTACCATTTAGTATGCTCTGCTAAACTCCTCCGTGATTCGACCGATGTACAGGATACGCCGCTTACTGACTCGTCTGATCCTTTAAGTAGGCCAGAAACTATCAAGACTTTGGAGGAGAACTATGACGCTTTATAAATCTATAGACTCCTCTGGGTATATTGAAAACTCTACCATGACCGATAGCTTTGCTACGGGAAGTATAACGGAAAGCTCTTCAGGTATGGACCCTATGGTCTGGGCCAGAGAGAAGATCTTTGAACGCACTACAAGAAGCAATAAAATACCCATGTTTTATAGGGAAGCCTTAAGATTTATAATATCTAAACTAGGAACTTTAGCTTACATTAATTCTGAGACGGACCTTATTGATGTGAAGTGTGTACATGCCAACCCCGAAAGAACTATCGGGAAGCTTAAAGAGGATAACAATATTATCCTACCTATTGTATCTATTAATCAAAACGAATCTGGTAATGCTGACAGCAGGCGCAGGGGGGCTCCACAGATCGTAAGTGAGAGCTTGTGGAGTGACCAGAAGAAAAGGGCTGTGAGGGTTATTAGTGAAGCTCCCCGTGCAGTTGATATCGTTTATGGGATTAATGTGTGGAGCAAGTACAAGGCTAATATGGATCAGCTTTGTGAGCAGATTCGCCTCCTTTTTAATCCCCATTTAGTAGTGAAAAATAGCTATACCAATACTGCCCTCGCCTTCATTGATACCGAAACTGATAATTCCACAGTGGAGACCTCGGACAGACAGGATAGGATTATTCGTAGAACCTTTAATATTAAATTAGAAGCCTATGTGCCTAACCCAAAATTCTTAATTACGAACACTGGCGAAATCCAAGAATTAAACATGGATTCTACAATCTACTAAAAAAAATGAACAAAATATGCTCTAGATAGAGTACATATTATGGAGATTAAATTATGAAGACAATCACTAATGTAAGCCTACAAAGCTGGAGCCTCCCGCTCCGAACCCCGAAAGGTGTGGAGGACTACTATCTCACCCCCAAACAGACGATCACAGTCCCTGCTTCATACATCACTGATCACGTTATTAGATATCAACAACGGAATCTAATCGCTATTAAAAACGCATAAGGAGAATATAAATGGCAAACTTCGTAAGTCCCGGTGTCTATGTCATCGAAAAGGACATCTCAGATTACCCCGCACAAATTAATTCCTCTGTTGTTGGTATCGTTGGCTTCGCAGATAGAGGCCCCATCGCAGGAATTAATAACCAAAAAGCCACGCTGGTCACTAGCCAGCAGGGGCTTATTGATACCTTTGGTGAACCTGCTGAACACATTAAGGGTCAGGCCCTTGAGGGTGCTTTAGAGATTCTAGAGGCTACTAACTCGATGCGCTTTATCCGTGTAGCGGATAGCAGCCGTCTTGCAGCCTCGGCAGCAGTTTCTCTTGGTGGGTGCCCTGCGGTGCTTGTGAGTGGTACTCAATCTGCTCCCATCTACCCTGAGGGTCATGAAGGAGCGGCTAACTACGGCATGTCTGCTATCGGTAGTGCAGACTCTACGACCTCTTCGGTTCGCTTTGTAGTTACTGCTTATGATAACAACCGAACCAAGATTGTAGACTCACGAACCTACACCGTCCCCCCATCAACCATCTCTGCTTCCTCTTCGGAAGGGGCTACGACTATTGAAGCTCTTAAAAAGGTTATTGGTGGTTCGCTAGACTCAGATAGAGTGGGTGCTTTCGCTGAAGCTAATACTGTAGACGCTTCTTCCTTCCTTGTAGGGATGGCCGCTGGCGGAACTGCTACGCTTGAAGCTACAATGGAAATTCTAGATGACGGAGGCACCGTCTGGCACCCAGCCGAAGGTCTTCAGGTTATTGACCTCAAAGGTGCGAAGAGTGCTACGGATGCTTCGTCAGTCACCGCCAGTGGAGTAACTGCGGACCCCTCAGCCACCTCTTACTTAGTTAAGAGTCTTTGGCCCGGAGCAGGTTACAATGCAGGAACTAAGGCGGACGGCACTACGAGTGGTGTGTCCTTCGAAGTTGGTGTGAATGGTAGCTTCAACGCACAGGAGCAAGTTAACAACCTTGGGGTTGCTGCGGAAAGCTTTATCGCTGGTACCACCTCGTCTGCTTTCTTAGAAAACGAATTAGGTACGACCTACGATGACCGTACTTCCAACTATGTCATTGCTAACTTTGCCGCTGGTGGCGGTGGGGCATACGATGATACGGTGGCAGTCACTCCTCTCGCTTCTTTCGAAAAGCATCTCGATAGCTTATACGGAGCAGGAGTAACCCTCACGGGTGGTCAAGGTACGGCTACGGGTGTTGCAATTAACCCGCGCTTTGTGAAGCTTGTCCAAGGTACTTACAACCTTGCGAGCGGTGATAGCGGTATCCCAACGGCTGCGGCTGATGTGGCTACGGCAGTTATCGGTGCTGTCCAAAGTGACGGTGGTAAGACGGGAATTGAGGCTCTAGATGATCCGATCCTCAATGTCTCGATTGCTCTTGCTCCGGGTCCGGGAGTTGGTGACAACCAAACTATCCAGAACGGGCTTATCACGGTGGCCGAAAGAACGACGGACTTCCTTGCGCTTATCTCCCCTCCTTATGCGGTAGGTAAGCCGGGGGATGCGATTGACTGGAGTAATGGTTTTGCTACGAGCCGAACCGCTGCGGTTAACAGTTCTTACTGTGCCATGTACTGGCCTTGGTTGAAGGTCTTCCAAGTCTTTGACGGTAAGGACAGATGGCTTGCTCCTGAGATTTACGGGGCGCGTCAGATGGGTGTCACGGATGCGGTTGCTGACCCATGGTTTGCTCCTGCTGGTTTCGTGCGCGGTCGCTTGACCAAGCCCACGGATGTTGAAGTTATCCTTAACCAAGGTGATAGAGATTCTATGTACTCTGGTGGTAACTGCATCAACCCTGTCGTTAACTTCCCTCAAAACGGTATCGCTATCTTCGGTCAAAGAACGACCCAACGACAGCCCACTGCGCTGGATAGAATTAACGTCCGACGAATGATGATCTACATCAAGAAGGTTATCCTTGCGTCTACGCAACGACTCGTCTTTGAGCCTAACGATAAGTTCACTTGGACCAGAGTTGAGCAACTTATTAACCCGCTCTTGGATGATATCATGAGACGGAGAGGTATTACAGAATTCAAGGTGATCTGTGATGAAACTACTAACACCCCGATCAGGGTTGATAGAAACGAGATGTGGTGCAAAGTCCTAATCAAGCCCACAAAGACTGCGGAAATCGTGATCTTCGAACTCAACCTTACGAGCCAATCGGCCCAATTAGGATAATAGGAGAAACTATAAATGGCAAATTCAATTAATTCCCCCTACTACTTAGATCCCGCCGACACAGGAAGAGGTTCCGCTGGTGCGCTTAATAGCGGTCTCCCAGTGATCTCGGAAGGTCTGGATTCGGTAAGAGCATATCAGTTTGAGATGCACTTTGAGCTTCCCTCGATTGTTCCCGATCCTAATGGTAAGCTTACGCTCGCTGCAAAGCAAGTGACTGCTGCTGGATTCACCACTGAAGACATCGAAGTTAACCGTGTCAACGACAAGGTTTTCTACCCCGGTAAAGCTTCCCCCGAGGAACTTACCGTGACCTTCGATAACTTCTATCAGCCTAAGATTGCTAACACTCTTTGGACTTGGTTCTCTACCATTTATGATCCCACGAATGGTAAATTTTACACCGAAGTTCAGGGTAGCAGCCCTCAGCAAGCCCCAGTCAACGGTTGGAAAGCTCAAAGAGCTACCATCGTTCACTTGGATGCTCAAGGCCAGCCGCTGATGGAGACGAGGCTCTTCGGGGTTTACCCCAAGTCTTGGAAGACTGCTGAGTTTAACTACTCGACTAACGAATTCCACACCATTGAAATGGTTTTCCGTTACGACTTCATGGAGCATGTTACTTTTGGAGCCCCCGTTGGGTCCGCTCTGAACTCCCAGTAATCTAAACTTACAATTACAATTCCGAATTTAAGCCCAGCCTAGATCTTTCTGGGCTGGGCTTTTCCTATAATAAAGATATGGACTACTATTACTCTCTGCTAGAAAGTTACCAACAGCTTAAGCGCAGGACGTTTAAGCTTTCTTTGCGTGAGCAGGAAGAGGAGCAAGACTTAAATGCCGTAGCTAACGATGTCGCCACGGCGTTGGGAGACATTCGCAGTAAAGAAGTAGGATATAAAGAATCTGGTTTAGGTAACGGCAAGAACCTTGACGTAGAGGTGCTGGATCGGGCTGGGGTTAAGATTACTGGAGGTAATCTTGGATGGGGAATCCAACTAAGTGGTAGCCAGATTGGAAACCTTAAAAACTCATGGACCAAAGAAAATAGCAAAGGTAACAGAGTAGTGAAAGCGTGGGCTTCTGCGGGGGAGGCTCCCAAACCCAAAGGGGGCGGCAATGAAGGCGAAGGGGGCGGCGATGAAGGTGAAGGGGGCGGCGATGGAGGCCGTATACAGCAAGAGAAAGAAATTAAAGAAGAGGGTAAGAAAGCTCAACAAAAGTTAAAGGAATTACAGAAAATTCCGGGAGCCTTTCCCGACTTAGAAATAGACACGAAACATACTAGGCGGCCCGAGTCCTTAGCTTATGTGGCTAGAGGAGAAACGCAAGGCTTTAGTGGGCAAGTAGAAGACTTAGAAGAAAGAGTTCTCAATACTGAGAGTGTTTCTCCTGAAGAAAAGCTAAAAACTCTTCAAGGCTTAAACAAAACTCTTGAAACATTAAATCTAATTCACCAAAAAGGTTGGTCGGACCCAGAAAATGTTTTAGCTGATGCTCCGCAGGGAATTTCTGAGCAAGAGGCAAGAGATCTAGGAGCTTTACTAGGAAGAATGAAGGTTACTCCTCAAGGCGTAACCATTGATGGCATAGCTTTATTTTATAGAGGAAATTCTACTCCCAAGACAGACGCTCTTCGTAACGCAGCCGAACAGCTAAATGCTGTAGCAAAGACCTACAATAGCCAGTGGGACGAGGTGACGGAAACACAAACCGACCCTAAGATTCCAGAACTCAAGGCCGCTCCTCCTTTAACTAAGTCTGGAGGTGCTAACGAATCTTATAGAGGCCCTGTAGCAGAGAAGTTTATGAGATGTTCAGCCACGATCCTCAGAGGAAAAAGAGATTGGGAGAATGCCACCACCCCCACTGAAAAGAAAAAAATTATGAATGACATGCGGAATCAGTTGGGGGACTTATATGAAGATGCGGTTGAGGATGGTAGTCTAGATAAGATGATCGAAGTGTTCGGAATAGGAAGATCAGTAGCATTGTCTGAGATTGTAGCTAACCGTGAGCAGATGAGTGATGCTCAGTTCGTAGAGACTTGTCAAAAGATTCTGGAAGAGCAGGGGGTAGACCCAGATAAAGCGGCAGAGATGATTACACAGGCAGGGGGACAACCGCCTGAGCGAGGTGTCATGATGGCACTCATCGTCACCACAATGGTTAACCAGAACATGGATGAAGAATTATTTGGTGATAACCCCGAGTTAATTCCTGATAAGATTGTTCACGAAGGAGACACGGACTCTGCGTCTTCAGGTAAAAAAGCTGACCTCGTATTTGAGTGGGATGATGAGGAGAAGTGCAAGCAAATTGCGAATCATTACAAGAAGAAGCTAGGCAACACCCCTACACAGGGAGGTTGTGGAGGTGAAGGGTCTGGGGTAAAGGATTTAGTTACTCCCAAAGAAGGTGGTGGATGTCGAATGGAAGTGGAGCTTAAAACCTTAACTAGCTCCAAGGGTAAGGGTGGGGCTGGAGAGCTATCTCAAAGCCGCACAACAGCTATATGCGACGATGCCCCTGTGGTGGAGGACTACGATAATCTAGTTTTGACAGGGCAATTGGAAGCGAGCAAAGGTATGACTCAAGCCACTAAAGACTTTGCTGAGAGAAATAAAAAAAGAATGGATGGATGTGGAGGAGAGGGTTCCTCCGATAGAGCATGTGAACAACACGCTAAAATTCAAGAGCAAGGTGCGAGATATGACAGGCTTCTCACTCCCGGAAGTCCGGGTGTAACTCCTGAAAGGTCTCAAGCTTTACTAGATAACTGGTGGAAGTATAAACGACAGGATGAGGCAGGAAAGGCGCGGTATGACGCTGCCACAAGAGCGGTTAACGGCAGCACGGATAAAGAAGATCTTAAAGCTCTGAAAAAAGTCAAGGAAGACATACGACAACAGATCTTTAAGCGAGAGATTCACCGTACATCTAAAGGAGCGGGAGAAGGGACAGGAAGAGTTACTGATTCCAGCATGAGGGACTACTTGTTGATGGATTATAGCCAAGCATGTGGATCTACTGAAGAGACTATGCGTGTCACTAGAGGGTTAGAAGACGGGTATCAAGGAGTTTATTTAAATAATGCTACTGTAGAAGAAAATATGAGAATGGTGAGAGATGAGGAAGCATTCTTTGAGTATGAAAGAGGTGGAACCATTATTAATATTAAAGATAAGGATGGAACCACTTTAGCTAGTTGCGATACTGCCCGAGGAAATTCTAAGTGGACTGTTGGAAAATCATCCCGAAATAAGATCTCTGAGAGTATTGAATTTGTTGAACCCAATCTCTTATTAGATTTCTTACAGGGACAAGCCGCTCTATTAGAGAAGCTTATTGCTCAAACCACATAGAATCCCAACATTTAATTAGTTCATCAAATAGGTACACTCTGTAGTGCTTCTTGTTGTGGATTTCTATGTACTTAATATCGTCTGTTACCTCTACAGACTGTGGGATAATGGCTAGTGTAGGTTGTCTATCTTGTTTAAAGATTACCATGGGGACTTTGGAACATTTCTGAGAATCTTTTTCACATTGTTCTATAAATTTCCAAGTGTCGCTACTATAATTATATAAACTATATAAGTTTTGATTATTGTATCCTTTTTTACATTCAATACAGAATTTAAATTTCTGTGGGGTTATCAAGTCTCCATAAATTTTTAAGTGATCTGGGAGACTATGGGTGGTGGCGAACGCTCCAGAACCGGGACTTCTTGAAAATTCTGTGGTGTTGAATCTATCATTAAGTACCTTGGCGATTTGTCGCTCGAACGTACTACCCTTGGTTCTGCTGTTCTTGCGCTTAGGTTTTTTGCGAAGATTGCTTAAATCGTAATTGTCGTTCATAACACTTGACCTCGTACTATAATAGCGTGAACAATGACTGACTCATTAAAATTTGCCTTCCGCCCCGAAGGGTGGAGAATCAAAACCGAATATCGGAGTAAGAATAGAATGAAATTCCAACTGAAACTAGACAAGCAGGAAGCCGAAGCTTTCCGTAACTTTGCCAACACCGTTAAGCCAACGGAGATTAACATGAACGACTTCGTGCGTTCCATCTTCTTTAACGGTGTCCGCGCCCTTGAGGAGGAGCTTACCAATAATATGGTTAAGCACATCCAAGAGAACCGTGCAGAGTACGAAGCGTCAGGGTTTACCTTTGACGATGACGGAAACCTTACGGGAGTTGATGATACTTCCACCAGTGGCTCCATTGAAGTTACCGAGTAATGTATAAACCTGTCTTTCTCCGAACGGAGAATCAACTTAATAAGGTTCTTAAGAACCAGAAGAAGTCTCGCCATGATCTCGGCGTTCTTTTTCTCTCTCTTTGGGACGATCATTCCCAGAAGCTGATGGATCTACTTAAAGATAGGTCTGAGATGCTCAACAAAGAGGGGGCGCGTCCTCGACGCACTAAACCTCTCTATGTGGTGGACAGCTTTACGATGCCCCACGCTTTCGTAATCTTTAAGACCTCCAAGCTTCCACA